TGAGCGCCAGGAAAGAACAGGCGCGGATGGCAAGGACCTGATACCTGAAAGCATTAAAGTCGTGTATGACTGAGGTCGAGGCACGGTTCCCCAAGATATACCGGCCATTAGATGACCCTTATCGCTACAAGATAATGTGGGGCGGGCGTGCTGCCGCCAGGTCATGGACCATCAGCCGAAAGCTGTTGATCAGGGGGAGTGAGGCATCGAAACGCATACTCTGCACCCGTGAGTTGCAGAAATCCATCAAACAGTCCGTACACAAGCTGTTATCCGACCAGATTGCACGCTTAGGATTGCAAGGATTCTATGATGTCCAGCAACAGGGCATCTATGGCATCAACGGTACCGAGTTCATCTTCATGGGGGTGAAGTACAACCCTGAAGAAATCAAGTCGATGGAAGGCATTGATATATGCTGGATTGAAGAAGCGCATAACCTATCAGAATCAAGCTGGGACATCATAGACCCGACGATCCGGGCGGAAGGATCAGAGATATGGGCTTCCTACAACACCCGGTTTAAGTTTGATCATATCCACAAGCTATTCGTGATCGACAAACCTCCCCCTAAATCATTGGTGATCAACGCTAATTACCCGGATAACCCCTATTTCCCGGAGGTTCTGCGGGAACAAATGGAAACCATGAAGGAGCGGGATTATGAGAAATATCTTTGGATCTGGGAGGGGCAGATCAAACAGTTGGCCGAGGGCGCAATATTCGGCAAGCAGATCACAGAAGTAAAGAAGTCTAAGCGGCTCCTGAATGTCCCGATTCAAAAGAACTGTGTGGTTGACACCTTCTTCGACCTTGGCAAAGGGGACGAGACGGCGATTTGGTTCATGCAGAGAGTAGGACTTGAATACCACTTCATTGACTATTTCCAGGGCAGGCTTGAAGAAATCGAGTATTACACTAAGTTCCTCAAAGCCGTTGGTTATCTGTATGGCATCCATTACATGCCCCATGACGCTGACCATGACCGGCTAGGGATGAAGAAGAACATCCGTAAGCAGTTTGAAGAGGGCGGGGTCAAGCCTGTCAATATTGTTAAGCGCATCAAGGTCAAGGCTAACGCCATCCAGATGGCAAGAGACATATTCCCAAGCTGTTACTTCCATAAAGGGCGAGACGAAGGCCCAGACCAGGAGTGTGACGGGTTTGTGGAATGTGCCCCGAAGGATCTCAACACCAGGGCCAAGCGGGCAGAGAAAGGAATGGAAGCACTGAGCAATTACCGATACGTCTACAACGATGATGATTCAGTCTACCGCGAAACACCGCACCATGACTGGGCAAGTAACGGGGCTGACGCATTCCAGCAGTTTGCTCAGGGCTATAAGCAAGAGAAAGAATGGGAACCCCTAAAAATCAGCACGAGAGGCATTGTTTAATGGATAAAGAGGATTTACTGAGAACCGCCGCAGAGCTCGGCATTACGGTCGATGGCCGATGGGGTGAGGAGAAGATCATGGAAGCGATTCAAGCCAAGAGCGTCGGGCTTATCGAGGAAAATAACGTGATAGTCCAAGACACCACGGTTGATGATATGAACGCCCTGGCCTTACGCATTTGGGAGCACCAATCGCCCGATCTCCCTCTCAAGAACCGGGTTGAGCGCATTGTGGCTGGTCTGAAAAGGCAGGATTACACGGATCTTAGCGGGCTGGAATTGCCTGTTGACGGCTATAAGAAATATCTCTGATGGACGATACCAGACTCCTCTCAATCATTAACGCCCACCGTGAGGATGCTTACGGGGCGGAAGACTCTGAGCTGACCAATGAGCGCGCTAAATCGCTCGATCACTACTATGGCCGCCCCTATGGGGATGAGGAAGAAGGCCAGTCACAGGTCGTCTCACGCACGCTGAGAGAGGTGGTGGAGTGGGTCAAGCCGGCGTTGATCAAGATATTCACCCAATCCGGCAATCTGGTGGAATTCAAGCCAGTCGGACCGGACGATGAAGAGGCTGCGCAGCAGGAATCGGACGTTGTAAATCACGTCATCATGGACATGAACAACGGGGTGATGTTGTTGCTGGCCTTGTTTCATGATGGGTTGCTGTTAAAGAATAGTTATTGCAAACACTATATCGAGGAGTCTGAGAAGATCACGGAGCGCACCTTCAGCGGTCTGTCAGATGACGAACTTCTGTACACCATGCAGGAATTGCAGGAGGATAAAGAGGCCGAGATCACTGAACAGGAATTTGTTGAGGGGGAAGGCTACTCCATCCGGGTTAAGCTGACTGAAACGGTCAAGAAAGTGATTGTTGAGGCCGCCCCGACTGAGGAAATCCGGGTCTCTCGTAAGTGTAAGGGCTCACTCCAGACCTCCCTATTTACTGAGCACGTCACCACCAAGATCCGAACCGAATTGATTGAAATGGGCATGGATGCGGAATTTGTTAACAATCTGCCGGCCTATAACGATGACGATGAGAACGAAGAGCAGGCCCATGCCCGGGATACAGTGGAGGATGAGTATACGGGCAGTAGCAGCTACGATATCTCAACGGATGAGATAGAGTATTGTGAAGCCTTTATCCAGGTGGATTATGACGATGACAAGAAAGCGGAATTGCGTCGTGTTGTGACTGTGGCCAACAAGATCCCCCCGGGCAAGGAATGGAACCAAGTGGTGGATTCTGTCGCTATCACCGGACTGACCCCAAAACCTGTCCCACATCGGCATATCGGGGAGTCGATGGATGATGACCTAGACGATCTCCAGCAGATCCTCACTGTCCTCAAACGTCAGTTATTGAACAATACCTATCGCATCAATTCCACTGAGAAGGTGATTAATAAAAGGGTCAACGTCGGAGACGCCATGCGGCACATCGCAGGGAATATAGTCAGAGTGGATGACGACGAACCGGTTCAGGGATCGGTCATGTATCAGAAGCCCGAGTCTATCATTGGCGATCTTCTGCCGGCGATTGAACTGATTAAAAGCGATGTCGAGGAGCGCTCAGGGGTGAATGAAATTTCCACCAATCTCGACCCCAATGTATTGAAAGAGGTCAATAATACTGCCTATCTTGAGGGGGTCAGTCGAGCCTCTCAAAAGGTGGAACTGATGGCCCGCATGTTTGCGGAGGGGATAAAGGAAATCGCCTACCAAGTCCATGGATTACTACGAGAGCATCAAGATAAGCCCATGACCCTACAGTTAAGGGGGGAATATGTCTCCGTTAATCCTACCGATTGGCAAGAACGGACAGACGTTCGTCCCCGGGTCGGGTTAGGAACAGGCAGCGAGGAAGAGAAGCGCCTGAAACTCTCCGCCGTGTCAGTAGAGCAGGAAAAAGCCGCTAGCGCGGGATTAGTAGGACCTCAACAGGTCTACAATCTATTCGAGGACATGGCCGAATCCCTTGGCGTAGGGATGCCGAGTCGTTATGTCATGCAGCCCGACTCTGAAGAACATCAACAGTTCATGGCCCAGCAGGCCCAGCAACAGGAATCCAATCCCTTAGCCGAGGCTGAGATGGTGAAAGGCCAGGCCAACCAACAGATTGAACAGATTAGACAGCAATCCAAACAGCAGATTGAAGCCTTTAAGAACAACTCCAATCAGCAAATGGAGGCATTTAAGGAGCAATCCAAGCAGGAGATTGAACTGTACAAGGCCCAGGTGGAGGCCGTAAACAAAGAGGCTGATAGACGTTCAAACGAGGCTATCGCTATCATGACCCAGGAGGTTAAAGCCATGATTGAAGGTATGAAGGTGGACATGGGCCAACCCGGGATAGGGGGTGAATTCGATGCCTAATGCAGCTAGTGTCGCCGTTATCATTATCACCTGTTTAGCGATTATTGCGCTCGGTATTGTGCTGGGTGTAGCCAGTTTAATCAAGGGGGCTGGATGACACCGAAAGAAGAACAACTCAGGGGGAAGGATGCCCAACAGTTACTACAGAATCCCGCCTTCAAGATGGCGATGGATAAAGTATCCGCGTATCTGGAAAGTAAAGCCCAAACTTGTGACCCCGACAACAAAGAGATGGCGCAGCGTATAATTATTGCCAAGCAAATTCATGCCAAACTCATCCAGGAATTAGTTAAACTGGTCGAGAATGGTGAGTACAGTATTGATATGCACAAAGAAATTGAACCAAAAGTGCGTATTTTTAAGAGGTAACACAACCGACTGCCGTGAGGCAGCCACAATCCCATGCCCCTTCGGGGGCCAAGACGGAGAACACTCATGGAAAACCCTACCCAAGAGGGCGTAAGTATCCACGAGCAATTACTGGCGAAACTCTCGCCGGAACCTGCTACGGATGCCTCTGACGAGCCTACCCAGGAAATAGCAGAAACCGCCGAAACCGAGGAAGTGGAAACGGATTCCCCGGAAGAAGTTAAGGCGGAGGCTGAACAGCCTGAAGCAACAGAAGACCTAGCAAGTGATGAAACGCAAGACACCGGGGAGCTAACGACTTCGGACTTTGCCAAATATCTCGGACTAGATGACAACAACCTCGATCTCGACGATCAGGGTAACGTGGTCATCCGCACCAAGATAGACGGCCAGGAGTCAACTGTAAGCCCTAAAGATTTCTTCGCGTCCTACCAGAAACTTGGTCATCTTGAAAACCAAAACAGGGAAGTTGTCGAGAAGCAGAAGCAACTCGATGCGAAAGCAGCAGAGCTAGAGTCCCAAGCCCAGCAGAAAGCCCAGGAAGCCGACACCGTCATCCAACTTGCCTGGCAAGAACTGGAGCGGGAGTCAAAAGAGGTGGATTGGGCGGACCTACGGGCGAACGATCCAGCGGAATTTGCTG